GTTTCAACTTTAACCAAAGCCTTGTCAGCTCTGAAGGGAAAGTGATTAACACTTGGGCTGACATTCTTAACCGAGCTGGTCTTGGTTTTGAAGTGATGCATGAACGTAATGCTCACAACTTCCCACTTGACTTGGCTACATACACTGCACCTATCATTGGTTAATTATGGCACGAGCTAATCCCTTTGATCCGAAGAACTCTTCGGTATCTGCTGTTCAATATGTTACACCTACTGCAGGCTCTGCTGCCTTTGCTACTGCGTACGGTGAAGCTAATCAAACGCTCACTGAGATGAGCCCTAAAGGTGTTAAGGTACAAGCTGGTACGCTTGCTACCTGGCCCTAACTTTTAATTGGATTGGAGGCACCTCAGAGTAGGACCTCCTTTTCTTTGGCTTAGGCCGGTTACGACCGACACCCTTTGCCATGACAGTCGGAGAGACGACACAAAAATAATGACAAAAATTCTAAGCGCTTAGAGAGACTACACGTAAACAACTCTCTCTTTAACTATTGTGGCTAACTTTTCTCCTACCCCTGTAGGTAATCTTAACTCTACTCCCGGTCTTCCCCTTGGAACCGGTGCATTTACTGGTGGTGTTCGTGATAACTATAACACCAAATATGCAACTTATCTGAAACTGTTCTCTGGCGAAATGTTCAAAGCCTATGAAGGCGCGACTATCGCTAAGGGCACTGTGCAAAGCCGTACCCTGCGTAACGGTAAGGCTATGCAATTCATCTTCACTGGCCGTATGGAAGCGGCTTACCACGAGCCCGGTACTCCGATCCTGGGTAGTGGTGATCCTCCGGTGGCCGAGAAGACCATCGTTTGTGATGACCTGCTCATCTCTAGTGCATTTGTGTACGACCTGGATGAGACCCTGGCTCACTACAGCTTGCGTTCTGAGATTGCCAAGAAGATTGGTTATGCTCTGGCTGAGGCCTATGACAAGAAGATCTTCCGTCAGATCGCTAAGTCTGCTCGTGAAGCTCACCCCATCACTGCCGCTCCTGGTCCTGAGCCCGGCGGTTCTGTGATCCAACTTGGTGCTAACAAAGAGTATGATGCTCAAGCACTTGTTGATGCCTTCTTCGAGGCTGCTTCTATTCTCGATGAGAAGAACCTGCCCAAGCAAGGCCGCACTGCTGTCCTCAGCCCCCGCCAGTACTACGCACTGGTGAGCCAAGTGGATAGCAACATCCTCAACCGTGACTATGGCAACAACCAAGGTAACCTGAACAGCGGTGAGGGTCTTTATGAGATCGCTGGTATCTCCATCAAGCGTTCCAATAACCTGCCCTTCCTGGCTGGTAACATCTCTTCCGTCAACGGTGAGAACAACGACTACTCCGGTAACTTCAGCACCCACTGTGGCCTGATTTACTACAAGGATGCTGCTGGTGTTGTGGAAGCTATTGCTCCTTCTGTGCAGACCACCTCTGGTGATGTCTCTGTGATGTACCAAGGTGACCTGATTGTTGGTCGTCTGGCTATGGGTGTCGGTACTCTGAACCCTGCTGCTGCTATCGAACTGCAGTCGGCACGCTCCTGATAGCTAGAGGTAATTACCAATGGCTGCTCAAGCTAATGATGGCGTTGGGGTTACCACTAGTGCAACGTTCTACCCTCGTCCTCCGATTGAACCCGGTCGCGAGGGTGGTACTGTTGTTAGTGTAACTCGTACTTCTGGTGGTACTAATCAAACTGCCGGTCTCAAGACTACCACTGATGATAACATCAACGGAGCTGGCTGCACCCTTACCACCACTGTGACTGGTGGTGCAGTAACTAGTCAAACCGTTACTAATGGTGGTGATGGTTATCGAATTGGAGATGTACTCAGCATTGCTGGTACCACTCCTGCAACCTTCGTGGTTGCTACTGTTTCTTATACCAACTGAGGTAAAACATTATGGCGGCATCCAATGCCCAAGGTGTCTGCACTACTGATGCAGAACGTATTTCTGTCTCTAAAACCCGTTCTGGTTATGGTTCTGCAGTACCTGACTCTGCAGTTAAATCGGTGACCAAGAACCTACGTCTTGCCTATCCCACCGTTGAGTGCAACATCACCAACGTCTGATTAAACTTTAATTCTAAGGGGGTCCTTCGGGATCCCTTTTTTTTAATTCTTTTATAACATCATTGTTATGCCGATAACCAATAACGCTCAGGCTGAGCTACAAGCTGTTAATGAAATTCTGGCGTCTATTGGTCAGGCGCCTGTTACCACCATCGAGGCACAGACCATCACGTATGAAGATGGTACTACTGTCGAAGCTGTAATCAACCCGGAAGTTGCAATTACTTATGAGACTCTACAACAAGTCTCTCGGGAGGTACAGGCAGAGGGGTGGTCATTTAACCGAGAGGTTGAATATCCACTTACTCCTAATACTAGTGGTTATCTGGAGATGACTGGTAGTATGCTACAAATTGATCTCAGTGATACCTTAGCTAATAGCAACTACGATGCTGTTATTAGGAATGGTAGACTGTATGATAGGATCGGCCATACTGATGTATGGGATACAACCAAGACCTACGAAGTAGATGTGGTCTGGTATTATGACTTTGCTGACCTTCCTCAAGTATTCAAAGACTACATTACATCACGTGCTGCTACACGTTGTGCTATTCGCCTTGTTGGTGATGTGAACCTTACCCAAGCTCTTGCTTCATTTGAGACGTGGCGTAGGGCTAACTGTCTTGAGTATGAATGCAATGAAGGTGACTACACTATGTTTGGTTTCAAACAAGGTGATGGGTTCTACAACAGCTATAAACCATTCAAGGCTCTTGCACGATGACAGCAATCTCTCAACGTATACCTAACTTCATTGGTGGTGTTTCCCAACAAGCTGATGAGAAGATGCTGTTGGGTCAAGTTAAAGATGCTGTGAACTGCTACCCTGATATTACTCTTGGTATGCTTAAGCGTCCTGGTGGTAAGTTTATTGGTAGGCTAGCAAGTCTAACAGCTAACACTGCTGACCAAACAGCATGGTTCAGTATGTTTAGGGATAACCAAGAGAAGTACATTGCTAATGTCACCTCTGCTGGTGTCGTTAAAGTATGGAACCTACTGACTGGCTTAGCTGGTACTGTTACGTACCCTGCTGATAAGCAAGCATCTATTGAAAGTTATCTCACAGCTACTGATTATCGTAGCATCAAAACTCTTACTATTAACGACTTCACCTATATCATTAACAGTGAGAAGACGGTAACTGCTAAAGCTGCTCCTACGTATAACACAAAGAGACAAGCTACTATTATCATTACTGGTATTGAACATAGTACACTGTACAGGGTTACCATCAACGGTACTAATTATGACTACACATCACCGGCAGCTGGTGGTGGTAACTTAAGAATTACTGATATTACTTCTGGTATCTTCACTGCTATCACTGGTAATTTTGATACCAAAACTGTTATCGACAATACGTTATACCTTACCTTCACTACTGATACTAATGTATCTGGTTATGCAGGTGTAACTGGTAAGGATCTTCGTGTATTTCAAGATTCAATTGATACATTTTCTAGGTTACCTGAGCAAGCCTTTGCTGGTCAAATCGTAAAAATTAATAATACATCAGCAGATAAAGATGACTTCTATCTGAAGTACGTCCAACCAAATGGTATTGCAAGTACTTATAGTCAAACTGGTACTACAGTAACAGTAACTACACCAACACCACATGGTCTTTCAACTAATAATTTAGTTAATGTTGTTGTCACAAGTGGTACTGGCGTAAGTGGTAACTACAAAGTTACTGTAACAAGTACCACTGCATTCACCTACACTGCAGCTAGTCAAACAGCTAGTGGTAATGTTGATATATTTACTGCAGCTTCTGCTGGATACTGGGAGGAAACAGTCTCTCCTAGTGTAAGCACTGGCCTAAATGAGGCTACAATGCCTGTTGCATTGATTCGCACTAGTGTTAGTCCATTGACCTTTAGAGCCACCTTCCTGGACTCTACAACCTACTCAGATGGGTCAGCTGTAACCAGCCCAGTTGATCCTACAAAGTTTGTACTTCAATGGGAACCACGGTTGGTTGGAGATAATGAATCAAACAGCCATCCATCCTTTGTAGATAACACCATCCAGGATATCTTCCTATTTAACAATAGGCTTGGATTCCTAACTGAAGATAACGTCTCTATGTCGCAAGCTGGAGATTACTATAACTTCTACCACAAATCTGCTACTACAGTTACTGCAGCTGATCCCATTGATCTTAGCTGTGCTAGTATTAAACCGGCTACTGTCCGTTCAGTTGTCCCTATCACTCAAGGTCTACTGCTGTTCAGTGATAACCAACAGTTCCTTATGGAAGCTGAGAATGGTGCTTGGACTCCTGCTAACTGCTCTATCAGTACCATCGCTAACTATGAATGCGATCGTTACATCAAACCGATTGACCTTGGTTCTACTGTCTTGTATGTAAGTAGGAACCAGAGTTGGTCTAGAGCATTTGAGATCTTCACTAGGGGACAACGTGAGACGCCTAGCGTAACTGAAACCACTAAGATCGTTCCTGAGTGGATGCCTAACGGTATTACAGATACCACTGGTAGCGCTCAGAATGGCCTGTGGGTAGCCTCTGGCCGTACGTCTAAGTACTTGTATATCCATAGGTACTACGAGCAGGGTGAAGAGCGTCCTATGGCTGCTTGGGTGAAGTGGTTACTTCCCTCCAATGTGATCCATACAGCTATCCAAAACGATATCCTCTATGTACTAACTAGTGGCACAGAGGGCTACACACTGACTCAACATAAACTTGTCCTTGCACCTAGCACAGGTGGACTCATTAACATCTTTGGTAATGCAGTTGACCCGTATCTTGATTCATGGTGTGAAGTAACTGATGTAGCGATGGTATCACCAGTACCACCTACTGCACCAACATATAACCAAGTTAACGATACAACTAAAGTATATCTACCCACCTACTTCGATACCACTAAGACAATCAGGTACGTGGTTGGCTTAAAGAAAGTACCACCTGCTGGTACAGAATCTGGTTATACCAATGTTGCTACTCTCCTAACTGATGGTGGTGGTACATACTTTAGTATCCCTGGTGATGCTAGTGGTAGTTACATCTATGTTGGATATGAGTACAGCATGGAGCTAATCCTACCTAGGTACTATTATAATATGGGTCAACCAGGTGTTGACTTTACTGCTGTTACCACCACATCTCGTATGGCATTCTATACAGGTCTTGGTGGTGATATCTACTTCAACCTAAAGGACCGCACTAGATCTGAATGGTATAATGTTAATGGTGCTAAGATTGCTGATCTTTACACTGCTGATACATCTCCATTCCGTGATGTCTTTATTTACAAAGTTCCAATCTATCAAAGGCCAGACAACTATACAATGAAAGTTACTTCAAATACTCCGTTCCCTGTTAGTCTTGTGTCTATGCAGTGGGAGGGACAATATGCACCTGGCTTCTATCGGAGGACCTGAGCATGGCATGGCAATTAGCTATTCAAGGTGCCAGTGCCTTACTTAGCGGTCTAGGTGGGCAAGCTGAGGCTGATGCTCAGAATGCTGCTATTGATGCTACGTATAAACAAGAATTACAAGCTAGGCGTTACAGGAAACGTAGCCTCATGGCTGATTGGCGTCACAGTACTAAGCAGTGGCGCCTCAATCAAAAGAACGAAGAAACCCTTGGTGCATTTAAGGATGCTACCAACCTACAAGACTGGCTATACAACTTAAAGATTCAAGACTTTGAGTATGCCTCTCAGATGAAGCAATATGCTAAGTCTGAAAAGATCTACGGTCAACAACTTACCTTCAACCAAATGGCAGAAGCTGCCGCTAAGGAAGCTGAGTACCGTAAACTTGAGGACGCCATGAAAGAGATGGCCTTCCAGAATCAAGATATTGTTATTAAAGCTCTGCAAGGTGAAGGTGCTCTTGCTGTTAAGGGTCAACAAGGTAGGAGTGCTGAAAAGTTAGAACAGGCTGAGTTTGCTGCTCTTGGTCGTAACCAGGCAATTCTTGCTGAGTCACTGTTGAGTGCTAAGGCAGATACAGCATCTGCTCTACGTAAGATTGCTAACGACAAGTTTGGTGCTGATCTTGCAGCAGAAGCTAACCGTATGCTACGTCCTGATCGTCTTCCGCAACCGCCTAAGCCACTTACTACACCACGTGCTGAATTCCTCAAGCCACGTAGGCCTAAAGAATTTGATCTTGGTCCAATGCCAATTAAAGGTGCTATGGTATCTTCTGCTGGTTCATGGATGGGAGCAGGTGCTAGTTTCCTCGGTAATAACAGTAGCTCAATCGTTAAAGCATTAGGTCTAAAAGGTTAACATTACATTTGTGTAAATGGATCAAGTAAGTTACAGAGGGTACGCCCGGAGTATAGGTTTCGATCCTATTAAAGCACCTACGGATGGTCTTGCTCGTATGCAAGAACGCGACAACCGTATCATACGTGGTATGGAGGATAACCGTAGGGAAATTAAACAGGTAAGAGACGAGTATGGTGCTGGACTTGAACGTAAGCTCAGCATCGAAGCACGAGATCGTGATCAGAACTACGCATGGGAAAAGAAGCTTTCTGAGACCCGTCAGGAAGCTGTTAGTAAGAATGCTCAAACACTGATACAAAGTGAGCTACAGCGTGGTAAGAACGTAGCTGCTACGTTTGAAAGTCTGGCTAAATTCAGTTCCACTATTGCTGATGGTTTAACTGAGTATCAAAAGGAAAAGGATAAACGTGATAGGGCGGCTACGCTTGTAGAGGTTGCGACTAATGGGTTGCCAATGCACCGGCAACAGATGCAGGACAATGCTAAAGCTTTGTTATCCCAAGCTGGTGAAGCTAACGATAAGATCGCCGAAGGAGTACAAGCTAGGGGACTGGATCCATATATTGTTACCAATTTACTTACGGGTAACAAGAAACGGGACATGTGGAAGCTCGAAGGGCTTTCCATGCTTGCAGCTGCTGAGTTCCCTGGATGGGCGCAAAGTGAGTTAGATAAACGTAACTTGGTTACAGCTGAAGAGCGTGAAGCATCTTTCCCTACACTTCTTACAGAGTTTCTACAAATGAACGG